ATAATAGCGTAATCCTTATACCAATTTTATCTGATAATGAGCGTAATGCTTTAAATAATAAACTATGCTTATTATTCGTAAAAATTTTAAATTCACCAAAGTATTATATCCTTCCATTCACGCATAGTGAAGCCAACAATTTGGATTTTAAATTGTTGGATTATTTATCACACACAAACAATAAGAAGTATGTTATAGATAAGAAGCAATTCTTAAATATATCTCCAATGGAAAATCTAATAGATGTCAATATACTATTTTATCTGAATACAAATAAGATTACAGAGATACAACAGAAGTATAGTAAAGGTGAAATGTTTTTAATTAGTAGAAACATGATGGAAACTGCCGGTGATGTATATGATTCTATTCCCATATTAAAGATTAAAGAAAGGCTTGTTCCATATTCTGATAACATAGAATTTATTATTAATTCCAATTTGGAGTGTGATACACGGTCATTTGATTTCTTAAATAACAAGACAATAGAATGTTTGCATAAAATAGAAAAGAATGGCATTTATGTAAATTCTGATATACTATTGAAATATCACCCACAATACAAAATGCACATAAGTAATAATTATGTTTATACAGATTACAATATATATACTTCAACAGGAAGACCATCAAATAGATTTGGAAACCTCAATTTTGCAGCATTAAATAAAGACAACGGCGAAAGAGAATTTATAGAATCCAGATTTGGAGACGATGGCAGGTTATTCTATTTTGACTATGATGCATATCATTTAAATCTTGTTGCAGATTTAATTGGATATAGTTTTCCTCCCGACACATCAATACATGAGTATCTTGGAAAACAATACTTTGTAAAAGAAGAATTGACAGAAGAAGATTATGATGAATCAAAGATTGTATCATTTAATATATTATATGGTGGTATTCATGATACTATTGCAAAAGCTATACCATTCTTCGCAAAGACACAAGAATTTATTACAAAAATGTGGAACGATTATCAGAGAGACGGATATATCAGAACCAACGTATCAGGCAAGAAAATATACCTTGACAATCTGGACAGCATGAGTTCCAACAAGTTATTTAATTATTATTTACAGAATTATGAAACCGAGCGGAATATATTAATTATAGAAAAGATACATCAAATTTTAGAGTCGTATAAGACCAGTCTTATTATGTATTTATATGATGGATTTTTGCTTGATTATTGTATCACCGACGGTAAAAAATTATTTGACGAGATAAAAGAAACACTTGAAGATGGCGGGAAATTTAAAACAAAGCAATATGTTGGGAAAAACTTCAATAAAATCACGAAAATTGGTTAAATTATTAAAAACCTTATATTTATTTGTATAATATTATATTTGAGGAACATTGTAAAAATGGTTGATTTTAACATAGAAGAAATACTTTTGGAAGCATCATATAAAAGTAAAAAAGGATATTTGGATTTATCCTATAATGAAGATGTTAAATTCCTTGAGAATATTATGTACGATATGAAATATCCTTCTAATTTTATTGAAGAATATGTTGATGATTTAAAATATGAAAATATGAAGCGTCAAATATATAAACTGGACCCATCAAATTTGGATGAAGGCATATTAGATAGCATTAAAAAGTTTATATCTACATCGTGGCAGAAATTAAAATCTATTATTAGCATATCGTTTAAGAAAGCATCGGATGTATTATCATATGATGATAAATTTGAGCAAGAATATACTATTGTTGTACCACGGCAATTATTGGAACATATTGATGCTGCAAATTTAATTTTAGAGGCAAGCAAAAAATTTGATGCTATGAAAGGTTATTACAATGAAGCGTTAGTGTGCCAAATTATTTGGGAATACACAGGCGACAAAAATGTAGTAAATATAGATAAGAAGAAACATAAAGAGCATAAAGATGAAATAGATAAAACGGTAAGTATATATAAAAATTTGATAAAAGATAAAAACATATTATTACAGGCCGAAATTGGCAGTGAAGCGATGTCCAACTATTTAATAAATTCAGCAAAGTCTGACGGAGTTGTAATTGTTGATATATTTTTATCTGGAATGGAAAAATCAGTTGGTGAAAAAAAGGATATAAGTATTATAGTTAAGCGTGGAATGTCAGCAGAAGAAATTAGAAATTATTCATTAAAATTGTATTCTAACCTCGAATTAAATTTATCTAATATGACACTGACAAGTTTATTGTATAATTTAACAAATCCTTCCGGAGTGCCAGAGAAACGAGGTCGTAATAAAAATGAATATAGTGAAAAAGCTAAGAAGATGCAAGACAAATTATATGCAAAAAATAATAAATATAAGAAAGCATGGGACAACGCAGATAAATTAAATACAGATATGAAAGAATTAAAAAAATCTTTGGAAAGCAATCACCCAAAGGTACAATTACTTAGAGATAAAAGAGGCTTTTATAGGAACATTTTAAATCCGGCTCATGCTGAAATGGCATTTAATGTACTTAAAAGTTTTATTAAAGACGGAAAAAATAAAAAAATCTTTGTTAGAAATTTATTACAATCTATTGGTTTTACTAATTCTGATACCAGAATGTTATTGGCAGTAATGTCAAAAAAAGGTGATAACATTGTTGTAAAACAATTGGTAGACGAACATCCAGAATTTGATTTGTCAGATATAAATTTAACTAAACCGTCAGGTATTACTATTAGAATAAATAATAGAGATGAATTAATCATAAAATTGAATTTTAAAGAAGGAGAGCAAGAGCATGTTTCAGGACAGGTACAATTTTCTAAAGTAACACCAGTACCACCTGATTTCTGGCAAGGCCTCATATAAATTATAGGAAAAACTATGGAAACACAATTGCTTGTCACTTTTACAAAATTAAATAAATTATCTAATACTACATTGGAAATTAAAAGTTGCTATACATTAGCGTTTAACAAAATATATGTATTAGAGAATGCTATTGATAGTAAAGAATTAATTTGTAGTTATAATATAGATGTAAAAGCAGGTGTAAATGGTGATATACCATTAAACACAATTTCAGTACATCGTAAAAAGGACACAAACACCATTTATACAATTAATGCATTAAATTATGTTATAGCATTATTGAATGATGGTCAAGTAGATAACAAATTTCCTGTTCCGTGGGAAAATTATAAAAATATGATACTTGTGACTAATACAGACGGTCTTAAAAAAATTGAAACAAAAATACATTCGGTGATAACCGTTTAATGGAGAAATGGTAATGAAAAAAACAATGAAAAAAACAATTAAAGAAACAAGAGAATTGATGGATAATGTAAATGAATTCTTATCAGAAGCCAAATCGGCATCAGAGCAAGCAGCAGAAGAATTTAAAACCGCATATGCTCAACAACTTGCCTCAAAATTAGGACCACAATGGCAATCTAAAGGTACAGACTGGTCACAAAATAGTAATATAGAGCAAATTATTCATGACTTTGTATACCAATTTGTAACAGATAATCATCCAGAACAAATGGGTGATGAAGAAAGGTCAGAAGCGTTTGTACAGAGCGTAATGCAGTATATTTAATAGAAAAAATTTTACTTTGAGCGTAAAAAAGTGCATTAATGCTTAAAGTTTCTATATTTATCCATACACAATAATGTGTGTGTATAATAAGTTACATTGTTAGATAAGTTATACTTATTTAATGAATGATACTTAACAAATTAATTAATTAATCAATGATAAATTAGGAGAAACATCATGCCTATAGATTTAAATCAAGTCCGTGATAGACTTAAAACCCTCGAAAGTCAAACAAAAAAACAAGACTCATTTTGGAAACCAACACCAGGCTCACATGTAATTAGAATTGTGCCGTATAAATTCAATAAGGAAAATCCTTTTATTGAATTGTTGTTTCATTACAATATGGGTAACAAGCCACATCTTTCACCACAATCATTTGGTCGTCCAGACCCAATAGTTGAGTTTGCTGAAAAGTTAAAGGCAAATTCAAGTAAGGAAGATTACAAACAGGGAAAACAACTTGAACCAAAATTAAGGACTTTTGTTCCTATTGTCGTAAGAGGCAAAGAGAACGAAGGCGTGAAGTTTTGGGGATTTGGGAAGACCGTGTATCAGGAAATTTTAGGTTTAATTTCAGATGCAGAATATGGTGATATAACTGACCTTACGACCGGCCATGATATTACTGTTGAATTCAAGTCAGCAGAACAGGCTGGAAAGAGTTTTCCTTCAACAACAATTAGACCAAGACCGGCTAAGACAAAACTTGTTGAAAGTAGCGAGCAATTAAAAGTATTGTTCGACACACAAAGGAATATTCTTGATATTTACAAAGAGCCTTCATACGAGGACTTAGAAAAGGTTCTCGCAGATTGGCTAAGCGGTGGTTCTGCTGACACTCCAGCAGATGGTAGCGGGGAAACGGTTACATCTTTTGCATCAGCAAAAGAAAAAGCAAAAAACCAAGCTTCGGGTGACAACCAACCAGTTGGTAACGCAACTACAGTTGATAACATCGAGGAAGACCTCGATAAGTTATTCGCAAAGTAAGGAGATAGTTTATGGCAAAGAAGAAAAATGGTGAATCGGAAGATGTATCTTCCGATTTCACAAAAGGTAGTATTCGAGACGAACTATCTACTTTAATTAGTAAAAATTTATCCAAAACTTTTAAAGACCAAGCACAGACTGTATGGTATTTAGATGGACCAGAAGAATCTCCAAGTGATATAGCAGATTGGGTTTCAACTGGAAGTTCATTGCTTGACTTAGCAATATCTAACAAACCACATGGTGGTGTTCCAGTAGGAAGAATAACAGAGATTACAGGTCTTGAAGGTAGTGGAAAATCTCTTGTTGCAGCACATATACTCGCAGAGACACAACGTAAAGGTGGCATATCTGTTTTCATAGATACTGAAGCGGCAGTTAGTCGTGAATTTCTTCACGCAATTGGAGTCAATCTCACTGATATGATGTATGTTCCATTGGAAACAATCGAAGATATTTTCCAAGCAATTGAGAATATAATCAATTCTGCCAGAAATAGTAGTAAGAATAGATTAATCACAATAGTTGTAGATTCTCTCGCAGGTGCAACGACAAAGGTTGAAATGGATGCTGATTACGGTAAAGATGGTTACGCAACAACAAAGGCAATACTTTTATCTAAAGCATTGAGGAAAATAACAAATCTTATTGCGAAAGAAAAAATTTGTCTTATATTTACAAATCAGTTACGAACAAAGTTGAACGCAATGGCATTTGCTGACCCATGGACAACAAGTGGTGGTAAAGCAGTTGCATTCCATTCATCTATTCGGGTTAGATTATCCAACGCAGGTGCATTGAAGAAAAAGGATTTTGGTGGAGTTGATGTGATAGTTGGAAACAAATTACAAGCTAAAGTTACGAAGAATAGGCTTGGACCACCACAGAGAAAAGCGTCATTCGAGATATTCTATGATTCAGGAATTGATAATTATAGTGGTTGGGTTGCCGTTCTAAAGACATATAAATTCATCAAAGGTGCAGGCGCATATAATAAATATAGTTTATTAGATGATAAAGGTACTGAAATTGAAGAATTATCTTTTAGAACCGCAGAATTGCCAACGATATTTAAATCTCGTCCAGAAGTCAAAGATGCGATGTATAGCGATTTATGTAAAATAATGATTATGGATTACCAACTGAATGGTGAAATAAAAATGGACGATGATATTGAAATTGACCAGAATGAAGATGGCGGAGCAGAATAATTTTAATGATTAAGTAGTATTGGTCATTATAATCAGCAAAAAGGCGGGCAGAAATGCCCGCTTTTGATATAAAAATTGACACGGCAAGAAATATTTTTTTAGGATACCTATAATAAATTGATGCGATAGGATGCGTCATAATAAAAGTTAAAAAGGATAAACAAGCAATAGGAGTTTGTTATGTTAAATAACACCAGTAAACTATTTTTCCCAAAAATAGAGTTCGAAAAATCTACGGAAATAAATCACAATTCGGGTGATAATAAGATAGTAAATTTATATTATCTCGATTGGACTCACAAAGAGAAGAAGTGTAATGACGGCGAAACCGAATTGCCATTTCGATATGAAGATAAAATCAAAAATTTAAGATTCGCTATATCTGATGGATATTTAAAAGAAATCAGACGAACATCATGGTCATCCGTGGAGGAATTAAATATGATGCGTGCAGTAGATTCTTCAATGAGACATTTATATTTAAAACCTGCTGTAGGATTTGTTTCGGTCGCATTCAGATTATTATCAGATTCATTATTTGATACAGAGACAGGGTTTTATTACCGCAAATCAGATAAGATTGTTATACCACACATTCTTTTATATAAATTTTGGAAAAATCAAAGACAAGTTCCATCATCTATGATAATGGATTATACTGAAATTCCGGAATTAATGACAATAGCATCAAACGAAGAATTATCAGATGAACAAGAGCGTGATATAAACGAATTCTTGGCATTTTTCAA